CATCACTCCTTTATGAGTGTTGCACACGGAAACCATACATTTATAGGTTACGTATTTTTGCTTACTTCCGTCCCGTTTTCTTTGAACAGAGAAGGTTTTGACGATGGAGAAGGAACCTTCTCCGTCCATGAAACCTGCTAAGTACGAAAACTTCGACTGTTTTGTCATCTATCTTCCCTCGGGATTATCTGTTTACCACTATTTATAGTATAACAGGTTTTCCCCGATATAGCGAATTTTTGTCATTGCTTACTTGCCTGCGACAGCCGCTAAGGTTTTAACGGCGAACAGGCCCTTCTGCTTAGAATCAGTGGAAGCTTGAGCTAGCCACGAGATTTCGCATACGTTGAAGAGGTACACTGGGGCCAGAGCGAAAGACACCCACTGAGAACCGGAACCGCGCAGCATAGAATCTGCGTTGCCAGTACCCTGAGAAATTGCTGCGCCTGCCTGTGCCCGGAAAGGTACGCGGAAGGATGGTCGCTGAGTTCCGCCAGCGTTAGACTGGTTGGAAACGGGGACCTTTGTTGCTTCGGCCTTGAAAAGGCTATAGGCGGTTGTGCCGTGGAAAACCAAATCCTACGTGTTACATGCTGTGTAGCAAGGTGCAGTCATTTCTGCTGCACTCTCATGGTTTTGTTCCCATGAGAACGGACTATTGCATACGCCATTTCTAGCGTCCCTCTCGCTTAGTCTCTCAGGCTGCTTGCGCTTGCCCCTCGTTGCCATTACAGGTTTCGAGTCAATCAGAGTGGGTTTTTAATCCCCAATGTGGTTTAGGGATCTCCTTAGCGAACTTTTACATAAGGATTACGGACGCCTTCGCTACTTGCCTAGGGGAGCGTCCAATTCTACAGCCTCGACAGCCATTTTGTTACGCAAAATGAGTACAAACGTACGCAAATTGGGTACAGACATTTCTGCTGCACTCATACGGTTGTATTCCCGTATGTTCGGACTATTGCATCTCCTTATAGGAGCCTACCCGTTTAGTCTCTCACGCTGGCTTTCGCCTTGCGCCTCGTTGCCGTTGCAGGGTTCGAGTCAATTAGGGTTGGTTTGTAGGAGGCCTGCTGTTTTTCAAGCCTCTAATAGTGCCATAATAATTACCTTCTAGAACGATTGATGTACGCCCAAACTTTGATGACAAGTTTGTACGCCATGCTGAGTCATAAGTGCATCAAACATACCAACATTCTTAGCTTGTTTACATTTGTCCAGTTTTTCGTCTTTCATATCCATTGGGACGTGCAAATTTAAACAGCCAATTTATGTCGAACTGAAACAAAAATGTGTTTCCATAGTGACCTAAATAAATTAGGCCCCTAAAACTACACATTTAAAAGCGCAGAAGCTTGCAGGCACAGCTTGTTTATTTTTTTCTTGTTTTCTAAGCTCTATGGCCGTGCTTTTGAACTATGTATCTCCACAATACCCCAAGAATGTTAGGGTGTTGTGGAGACACATGGTCTCCTTTGTTCTATCTATTACAGCGTTTGTGTGGACGCGGCGCAATCCTGGGCCTGCACGGCAACTGAAATACCTGAACCCGCTAAGGTCAGGGTAACAGTTGCGGTGGGACCGGAACCTGTGATGGCAGTGATGTTGCCTATAACGGTAACTCCATCGGCAACGTTCAGGGGCTTCCCAGAACGAGCTACTGCAGTGGGTGGAACTGGCATAATATTCTCCTTAGAGTTTCTTTTCTACGGCTGTGGTTGCCGCAGCAGAAACTGCGGTTGCTTCTTTGGTGAAATACGATTTTATTTTACGTGCAAGAGCTGGACAGAAAACTCCAAACGCAGTACCAGCAGCTGCTCCGAATAAGAATTGGTGCATTGTGCTACTCTTTTCTCTGAGCCTACTTCTCATTTTGTAGTTGTAGGAAGACTATGGAAGAAGCCATAGCACTGCCCAGTTATAACTCGGGGAGCAACCCCTGAGAATATTTGCAAACTATTTTCTCCAGGTTATAAAGGCATATCTGCCTGAAGTGTTTTTAACAAAGCCTTTGCCACCGATTTCCAACATAGTAAGGTCACTAGGGGAATATTCCTTTCCTCCAATAGTTACCTGTTGCCTTATGAGTGTTTTTGGTTTAATACTTACGTATGTGGGTTTACCGGACTGTACGCTAGTGTCAGATACCTGTGTAGCCGTACTCTTCTTTTCTGACGCAGCAGCTACGCGACCAGCAGCAGATCCACCCTTGGCATAGCCGGGGTATCTCTTCTCGATTACTCCCTTTACCAAATCAGCTGCAATGGATTTCATCTTGTCTTCGTGGATCTGAACAATTTTAGCCTTATCTGGAGACTTCTGCTTCCATTGGCCGTTCATTGATATTTGGTACGCCTTGTCTGCTTCTAAAGCAGAATACAAAGCTTGCTTGATGCCGGAACCTAAGTCTAAAAGGGTCTCTCGTGGGAAGCCTTTGAAAAAGGGCATCTTCAAAAAGGATGCAATCTCTCCCTTAAGCACGGTGTTGCTGGTCTTATCACACTCCAAAGCCACACCATTGCGGAAAGTTTTTACTTTCTCTTGGTCTGCTGCCGCCTTTGTCTTTTCAAACTCCTGTCGTTCAGAGTTTAGCTTCTCTCGCTCCGGGTCTACCTTAGTAGCAGACTCGGCTTTAGTTTTAGCTTCTGAAACAAGGCCATCCATCCAAGACTTCATATCCCCTGAAATGGTTTTAAGAGCCAGCAGTCCGTTCTTACCACCGGCATAGCCAGCATCTGTCAGTTCTTTCTCTGCAATAGCTAGGTACTTGTCCAAAGCTTTAATAGCTCCCGGCAAGTTAACTTCCTGTAGGTCCGCTAGAACATGTGGAGCTATAACTTCCTTAAATTGTGCCGGGTTGTTTAGCTTAAGAGTATCCAACCCACCGGCTGCCAATTTAGGCAGAGCTTCCATCTTGTTTTCAGACTTTAGGTCCTCAACAATGTTCTGCCAAATCTTAGGATCACCCGAGTACACCAAAGCGTCAGACTCTTCAATATTCTGAATAACCTGCTGGGTACTTTCCCAACCCTCTGGACCACCAATAGCGCTTATGAACGCTTTAGCGTCACGCGCCTCTTGCACGGTATTGAATTCTTTCTTGTAAGCTTGCTCACCAAAATAAGAGGCTCGCAGGATTTTAGATGCCCCTGCGTTCTTAGGGTCGGCTTTGAGAGCTTTCAAGGCTTCACTAACGGTCTTGGGCGTGGCCTTGTCTTCTGGGCTGGCAGAAGCGTCTACTTTATCTGCTGCGGCCTTTTCCTCTGAGGTTTGTTGTTCTGATGTCTTACCTGCTTCTGAATCGTTCTCTGCGGAACTATCGTCCGTTGTTGTAGGTTCTACGGATGGTGTTTCCACTGCTGAATCGGTAACTGTGGGTTCTACCTGAGTTTCTAAAGCTGAAAAATCAATAAGATCTGTCGCCATATGAGTCTAATCCTTCTCTTGAGTCAATTTTCTGAGCCCTACGCCTCACGAAAGATCGAGCGGGGAGGTGTTCGTGTACCTCCCTACTCTAGCCTAAGGTTCGATGCCCTAGGGTTACTGCTGTGGTGCCGACTGAGAAGGTTTTGGTGCTGTGTTTTGGGCTAATGCGTGAGGTATAGCTTTAGCACTAACTTTCTCATTAAGTTGAGAGGCTGCATGCTGATTGAACATATCAGGGGTAGCTTGTATACTAGCTTTAGCTAAAGCCTGTACCGCAACTTCAGGGGGCATTTTATCCACCGGTATACTTATACTTTCACTAGGTGGTTTCTGTGCTGGAGGAGGAGCGTTTTCTGCTGCCAACTTCTTAGCAACAGCCATATGTTCTGACCGATGCAACATTGCATTGGCAAAACCTGCCTTCTGTTGTGTTGTTCCGTATTTCAGCTTCTGTCCCTCTAGTCCGTTACCCCAGTCAAACAAAAATGCTGCTTCCACAATGTGGTTTTCACTATCGTCCTGAGCTACTGGCACACTACTAACGAGAGGGGGCAAGGATTTTATAGCTTGCTCCAATTGCTGGACCATGGCACCGGCTTGAGGGGGTATCTGTTCCCCTGATGTGGCACCTTCTTGCATCCCTTGCTTAGCCTGTTCTAGTGCTTGTGTAGCTTGCAAAACTTTAGGGTTATCTTGTGGAGTAGAACGCAAAAGCAGCTCTAGTTCACATTTCTGCTTGGTTATAGATACTGCTCCTGGAACTCTAAATTCCTTCATTCTAATCCCATCAGCTAAAGCCGATAGGTTGTCCGGGGACATCAACCAAGCCTGAAGGGTAGGGTTCTGAGAACTAGCGTCTATCATAGACATTAGCTTCATTTCCCTCTGCTCCCAGGACTCTGGAATGGATGGGTTGGACTCTGGGTAACACAGTACGTTTCCTCTCAGTAAATTAGCACTGTTTACGGAAACAGGACCTTTACCGGGAACAAATTGTGTAAGTTTTTTACCGTCTCTACATTCAGCAGCTACCTTAACTGCTTGCTTAGCGGCTACTGCAAACAAGTCTTGAATGGAATTCCAAGGGCACCCAATGCGCTGAAGAGCAGATGAGTTCTGCAGCAATGCGTTGGTAGCTGTTTCTTCTCCAACTGCTGCTCCGAACAATGAGGGTAGAGCACCCGATATTTCCTCTGACATCTGCGTACAAAACCATTTCACAAAATCTGGCAATGCGGCTTGGGGTTGGGGTGTTGGTTCTACCATTATATACTGCTCTGTAGAAGCCATTCCCGGCTGGGGTTGAAAAGGCCCACTACTTCCCGGTAAGTTAGGCTCCGTCTTCATCGCCTCCATGTCGAAAGCCTCAGCGTTGTACCACTTCTTAGGTACTGTGCGCTTAAAGAAATCGTCCATAAGATCACACCAGTCGTTAATTCTCTTTTGTATAGAAATAAGAGACGACCCAAGTGATCTTCGATTTTGTCCCATCCCTGGAAAAGCATGCCCTACGGCTAAATGGTCATCCATGCTCTCATTGCGTACAAAAGCCAATTCTGCACCGGCCTTGCACATAAGACATCCATTGGGAAAAGACTCTAGAAGTTCAGCTCTGGCCGCATCATTGACTTGTGAGTCAAGGAACATAGAAGGCCTAAGCCATGTAAACTTTATAGTAGTCTGCCTAGACAGGGAATCACCAGTGACGTAAGCACCTAAGACGGCCTGTCTAACGTTTTGTCTTGCTATTCTGTCCAGCTGCGTGTCTGATAGTCCATCGGTTCCGGGTCTTATCTTTTCCGCAACCCAAGGAAACATTGCCTTGGCCATGGCCACATCAAGTTCTAGAGAAATCTGAGCCCACGGCATGTCTCTCATTAAATCCACAGCAATAGGCACTTTGTGGTCTAGTAAACTGAAAACTCTTGTGGTCTCTCTGCCTAAAGGTCTACGGTTCTCTCCTGCATTC